TTTCTTAACAAGTTTACCAAGACCATACATCTGTCTTGCTGAATCAAAATCCATTTCGCCACCTACAACATCACTATTCATAATACCACCTTCTGCTCTAAATCTTCTTGATATTTCAAAAGGATCTTCTGTTGTTCCTTGGTCCATGTTGCCTGATTCCATATTAAATGTTGTATCTACAGGAATAAAATTATCATCGTCATCATCTCCACTTGTGATAGGATTACCAGCAGCATCTATGTTACCTGATAATCTAGCTGACATGTAATCTTTATAACCTTGTGCAGTTAGACCATATTTTTCTCTTGCTTTTTTTGTTCTTGGATCAGATATGTAAAAATTCTTGTTTCTATCTAATGTAAATTGTCTAGGTTTTTGTGTTACGTTAAGTCCCATACCAAAAAATCCAGGGATATTACTTTTTTGAACTGACAACGCTTCTAAAGTCTCTAATCCTTCTCGATCTCTTCCAGTTTCCAAATCACTGCCTGGACCTTTTTCAACAAGATCTTTAAACTGTTGTTGTTTAAATTCTGCTTGTCTTTCGTTTTGAATTCTATTTCTACCGGCACCAGAGTCTTCTCTTGATTTAGAATAACCGCCTTTAAAATTACCACCAAGAAAGAATCCTGTACGTCCTCCGTTTGCTAATAATTGTTTTGCTATTTGTGATCTAGTTATGGCCATTTTACTATTCTATTTTGTTTTTCCAAATAAATCAAGGCTTGGCATAATAACATTTACGTCTTGCGCCATGTCCTCATTCTTATAACCTTTAGCTTCCCAGTCTTTTCTTTCCTTAAAAAGCTCTCCAGTTTCCTTGTGTCTGTACGTTGTTTCTACTTTTGCTGGTTTTAATACTTCCATTATGTTGTTACCTCCCTTTTAATATTTAGATAGCTAACAGCTACATCAAACGAGTCAGAAGTGCTTGATTGTACTGTAAAACTATTTCCGCCTTCAACCACTAAAGGTTGAGTTAATAATTCTGTTGTAACATTAGCAGTCAAAGCTGCTGATTTTATAGTTGTAATACTGTTGTTTGTAACAGTCACACTAGGTGTACCGGCAGATGTAACTAGTATAGATTTGATAACATAAGTTTCACTAACTAAAGGATTACCAGATCCTAAAGGACTCAATGCACTTCCTGTTGTGTTATTATCTATACCTGCAAATTTATATTGATTAGCCATTAATTTACAAAAAAGTTAAACGCTTCAATCTCATCTTTTAATTCTTCTTGAAACGTTGAGTTTAATTTTTCTACAATTGCATCAAGGTCTCTTACTTGAGCCTCTGCTACTTGTATGTTGTATTCTAATTCAGGTCTAGTAATTACTTGTACAATCTTTGCCATTATCTTCTTCCGTCTGGTTGTACATCTAATCTAAAAGTACCTAGTTTCCAGCTTTGACTAACTGCTGTATTTTCTATTTTCATAGCTACTGCTCTTGCTCTAGCACGTGTGTCTACTTTTGTAGTTGATGAGGTAACATCAAATGGACCTAACGGCGAACCTGATTGTGAACTATTTGGATAATTTTTTAATTGTAATGTAATTCTAGTTGTTCCTGTTTGACTTATAAAATCTGGTACAAATCTTCTTATCTTCATAAGAAATTCACCATCTCCTTTAAATGTTGCAACCCCTGTTTGCTGACCGGTAGATGATCTTGATTGTGTAATGTCATAATCTCCAGATGAAATATTCGCAGTAATTGCAGTTATTGTTCCATTTTTATTTTGATCAGTACCTATTTCGTGTTCATAATAAATCGTTATACCTTCTGTATTTCCAACAACATCAAACGATGTATCTGTACCTGCATCATACTCTGTTGCATGTGGATTTCCAAATACAGCAGAGTCTCTCCACATAGTTCTAGATAAAGTTCCGTTTGTCCATACAGGTCTTTGTGGTGATGAATCAAAGTAGTTATAAGAAACCATTCTGTTTATAACCGATGATGAAGACGTTGGATAAAACCACATTACTTCACCAAACAAATTATTTAACCCTGCAGAAATCATTTGATTTCCAGAATCTAAGTTTATGTCATCATAAACAAAATCTTCAACCAAACAAGGTAATGATTCTAATCTACCAGCAAATCTAAAGAAACCGTTTTCTGACATCCAATACGCGGCACCGTCAACTTCAACACAAGCATTTTGTCCTACAAGTCCGCAGTTAGTTCCCACCTGTGCAAATGCAAAAGTAAAAGGTTGTCCAACAAAACGTTGTGTGAATAATGCTGTGTCGGTCCAAACATAAATTGCATCCCTACCTCTTATAGCTCCCATGATCCGTGATCCGTCAGCCAATCTTTGTGTATTAGCTGTATTGGTTGCATCAGGTATGTAAACGTTAATATCTTCTTGGTCTGAAATTCTAATAAACATATCATCTTGTGTTAACGGGTCACCTATTGTTGTTTCTGTTCCGTAAAATACTAAGTGTCTATCAGGAGTAGATACAACCATGTGACGTGATGCTGTTGGTGCACCTGATATAATTGTTGCTCTTGTTGTTGTTGCATTTGATAACGAAGAGTCCCATTCGAAACACGCACTGTTGTGTATTAAACAAATAGCTTTATCTCCAAAATTATCTATAGACCACATACCAGGTTCAATGACTAAATCTCCTGATGCTGCTTCACCCCACGCAACATAGTCAGTCGAGTTTGTAACTGTTGCACCATCACTATGAGAGGCTGCTGTTGTTCCTGCTACACCTCTTGTACATCCTGTTAAAGTATTAGTGCTAATACCGGTATAAGATATTTCTTCAGAGTCTATTATAATAAAATTAGTTCCTGAGTCCGGTAATTGTGAAGCGTCAGCTACTGTAATACTAGTGACTGAAGCATTGATCGCACCATCTAAAGTTGTTGTTACTGCTCCTGCATCTTCTCCACCCCAAGACCCTAACCCATAACCAAAACCTTTTGCCTGTACTGCTGGTCCAATGTGATAGTAATGTTGAACTCTAATACCACCAGATGTTGTTGCACCACTACCTGTTTCATTAGAAGGCATTGTAATAGTTAAAGTTGTAGTTGATGGCACACTTGTCACCATAAATTTTTTATCATCAAAGTCAGATGCACTAAAATTTGAATTAGTTATAGTTGTAAAATTATCTAAAAGAAGAATGTCATTTTCTTGAACATTGTGTGCTGAGGGGTAAGTTATGGTAACAATGGGTGATCCATTGGTCGTGCTAAAAGCATTTGTAAGTGTGGTTGTTGATTTGATAGGATGTATGTCATAAAATACACCACCTGAATAAGCATATAAAATAGAGTTAGTCCCTATAATAGCATACTTTCTACCTAGACTATTTACAAAATGATGAAGACCTCTTGCGGCTCCTGTTAAACTGTCTGTACCTAACTGCTTCCAACCACCTATTTTTTCAGGTGTTCCGTATCTAAATCTAACATTATCGCAGTCTACCCACTGACCTTCAGCTGTAGTTTCTGAAATTTGTTTATTTATACCTGGCTGGAAACCTATCTTTTGTAGCATATTAAATCCTTATATATCTAATTTATCTTATATATTAAATAAATAAAGAAGGAAAGAGCCAATATAAGTCTTTTAAAACGTCTTAATTAAAGTTCCATTACTATGTTTAAACTCAATCTAAAATTACTTGTTTTAGAGCTAATTGCTTTGTGTTTTTTTTCACTTTTAAACAAAACGACTTGACTTTCTTTAGATTCAACAAATTGATTTTCTATTTGAGTTCCACCGTCATTAGTATGTAGGTTATATACAGCTGATATAAATCTACCTATATGATTTTCATCCATATGTTCTTGGCATACTGATTGTGGTGTATATAAATTCCAATAAAATCTTGATACATCTTTTACTTTAAAATTAGACTTTTCTTGTATTAAATAAAAAATATGATCTCCAAAAAAATTTAATATATTATCATTTTTATAATCACCATATTTACTGTAAGAAACAACTGCTTGCCCCGCATCTTTTAGCATGGGATTTGATATAATATTGTAAAAAGAATCTTTATATTTTCTATCAGCATCATTAACAAAATTCCAAGACTTTTCCCCTAAATAATTTATAATTTTTTCATTTATTCTGTGAGGAATAGGTAAATCAAATATCTCATCAAGCATTAGATGAATCCATTAATAAATTTCCTGATACAGTTATTCTTACACCATCACTATAAAATGGCCAAACAACATGGTTAAGATTAGATTTAAAAATTAACCCTACTCTTTCCCATTTTTTATCAATTGGTAAAGTTAATTCATTTATTCCACCATCTACGTTTTGATCTAAATAATAAAAACATAGTTTACCTGCTTTGTCATTATTTGATTTTTTTCCTGGTGATATTAAAGCTTGTTCTTCATTAGTGTAAGGTATTTTTAAAAATATAATAAAACTAAACACACTAGTGTGATTATGAAAAGGATTAAATTCATATTTTTTTTGATGATTTACCCACAAATCACTCAAGGTAAGCGGTAAATCTTTAGGATGTAAAACCCTTAAATTTTTAAAATAATCCATTAAAGGTTTAATTTGGTTAAGTTCTTTTAAAATAAAGGGTTGTATTTCACTTGAATATTTCATTAAATTAAATTCATTTCTTAGGTTTCCTGCTAATCTGTGATTATATTCAAATGATTTATCTTTTGAATATTTAATTAATTTATTATAGATGTCATCTGTTACATTAAATTGATGTATCATTTTTTTGGTTTGTTAGTTATTATTTCATGTCCTGTAGTAAGTAATTTTTTTGTTTTTTCATCAAATTTTTTATTAAATTCTACAGTTATATTAACTAAATTATTAGAAAAATGTCTTAGAAATTCTTGTGTTAAATAAAGTTTTTTATATTTTTTAATTATTTTAATTTCTTCTTCGGAAAAAAGTATTTCGCAAGAACCATCTTTTTTTTGATCAAATATCATCTTTTACATCCCCAATATTTTCTTTTATCCATGTAATGTTCTGTGTTTTTACCTTCAGCATCTACGTAATGTAAAAAAGTTTGAAATTGATAATCACCTTTAAATTCTTCTCTCCAATGCTCCACTTCACAACCTAAATAAAGTACAGCATCCCCTTTTTTTAAATCTAGTGAAGTACCTTCCATAAATATTGGCCAAGATGTGCCATCACTATTGATATTTACTGAAACACTTATTTCACAAGAAGGTCTGTCTGTGTGTTTTTCTAAATCAGCATACTGTGTATAACATCTCCAAAAAGAATATGTTGGCAATAACTTTTTACCACTTTCTTTTTCTATTAAAGATTTTTTCTTTAACATTAAAGAATCAGTAGCTTGGTCTCCATAGTACTTAGTATCTGCAACATTACTTTGTTGAAAATCAAAATTTTTTAAATTTGTTCTGTGTTTCATTTCACAATATAGTGAAAATAAATCTATTTCATCTTTTGATAAAAAATTTTTAATTATTTTATATTTAAAATCTTTTCCTATCGTGCCCATGATACAACCGAATACCTTTCTCCTTTTGTGACTGGGGTTACCGAATGAGGATATAAAAAATTGCTAGGCCAAACTACTACAGAATTTTTTTTTGTGTTTATTTTATATTCTCTATAATCTCCAGGGAATTTAAAAAGTAAATCTCCTCCCTCATAATCTTCGTTTAAAAAATAAATACAACTAAATGTTCTAGGTACGGTTGCTGCGTCATCCACATGAAATTTATAGTGACCTCCAACATTATATTTTAAAATTTGTATATCATTAATAGAGTAAGAATCATTTATGTCCAAAGATTTCAAATATTTTTCTATTGATTTATTAAACACGTTATATAAAAAATTTGTCCAATGAACTTCAGTAAGACTTTTTACTCCTATATTTTGCATAGACCATGAAAAAGTGTTTCTTATCTTATCTTCCAAAAAACTTTTTCCCTCACCATCTAAAACAGACGCTTGTTCGAAATGATTTGATTCTTTACAAATTCTTATTAAATTTTCTAAAACATCATTAGGAGCAACATCCTTAAACACTTTAATATATTTATCTAAACAAATATTTATTTCCATGATTTTTTTGACCAAAATAACTTTTTATAGTTATGTAAAATATGTTTGAAAGCAAAAAAATTATTTGTTTCTCTATCTTTTGAATTCTCGGAACCTATTTTCATTTTCCAGCTTTCTTTTTTAAAAGGAATGACTTGTACGTAAGGAG